TTATGAGCGTGTAGGTCGTGGTGGCAAGAAAATTCGTCACCCTCTTTTCCCAGAAATCACTAGTTATTGGGCTCGTCATTCCTGGGCGACCATCGCTGCAAGCCTCGACATCCCCAAGGACACGATAGCCCATGCCCTGGGGCATGGTGGAAACACAGTCACTGACATCTACATTGACTTTGACCAGACGAAAGTGGATGAAGCTAACCGTAAAGTACTCGACTGGGTGTTATATGGTAAGAAATAGAGCCTAAAGGCTATCTAATTAAGGCTGCATTTTCTGAAACAAGAAGTGCAGCCTTTTCTGTGACTATAAGTGTGACAAAAGGTGTAACCATAGGTGTAACAAAATGCGTAACATTGAGTATAACTTTTTGTGTTACATTTAGTGAAACCATAAGTGCACCGACTAGTGCATCCATCAGTGGTGCCGTATGATGACTATACACACAAAAATGAAAACTCTAAAGTGTGACAATAAGTGTAACAGAATGTGTAACATTCAGTATGACTTTTAGTGCTACATTTAGTGCTTCTTTATGTGAAACCAAAGGTGCGCTGACCAGTGCAACCATCGGTGATTCCGTATGATGACCATACAAACAAAAAAAGGCCACACAAAGTGTGACCACAGGTGTAACAGTAGGTGTTACACTGTCATGCACATTTCTATGCGTATTTAGATGATTTTATAGAACTCGCCTTTCATCAGTTCGGACAGGCCATCCTCGCTAAACGTGGCTACGATTTTGGCACATAAATACTTCTTGCCGTCGATGAAGAAGGTAGAGCGGACGTTGGGAATTTCCTTTGCCAGGAAAGAGAAAGAGTATTTCTTCTTGCGGTCGATGTTGGTGAATGAGGTTCGCTCCACTCCCTGGCCATAGGCTCGGTTGTTGATGCGCAGCGAGAAGTTGTGATTTGCATAGATTGCTCTCCAGTTTATCGTCAGCGTCCCCTGCGGTGTGTCCTGGTTCTGAATCGTGTAGGAATAGTCTGTGTCAAAGCTGTCAATCCACGGATGCGGCAGGTGCGGTGGGAACATTGCTGTCGCCCCATCCCAGAACGCCACAAACAGATTGCTGAATATCTCGTCCTTCGAGTCCCGCTCGCCGTTTGATACCGTTCTACATGCCCCGAACTGAATCACCTCGTCAATGGCAGCATCATCAGCCGTATAGGGATTGTCAGGGTTATGCTGATGGTGCGCAGGTGATGTGTCCCCCTCGTAGCCATTGTCGCCACATTCCAGGAACACCACGGCTCCAAGCTCATTGTCAGCCTCATCGATCCATGCAGGAACGATGCGCAGCTCCTCTATATTGTCACGGTTCTCACTGTCAAGAATCAGATTGCCGAAGCGGTTCACCGGCACCAGCCGGCACACATTGCCCCATGTCTCAAACACAAGTCCTTCCTTGGTTCGGTACTCCACCCGCTTCATCACCTCCACCACGAAGTATGTGTCCTTGTCCCTAACATAGTGCAGTCCCCATTTACCACCTGGGTATAGATTGCTTCCCCGAGGATCAATGTTGTCGCTGATACAGTCCTGACGAAGCCGATGGTTCAGCAGCGCGCTCATCGTCTCATACTCCGAGCATCTCACCGTGCCATCCTCACGGGTGAGCTTGTGGATGTACCACTCACACGAATAGAAGTTGTCAAGTCGGTGCCCAGTGCTGGCATAACCACGGTTCAGCATCGCCTTGTAGTCTTCCTCGTCCTCCGTGTCAACCTCCACCGAGAACTCATCCACCACATTCTCGATGTGCACTGTGCCTGCCGACTCCACATTAGAAGAAGTCTTCGAGCACGAGACATGCCTCTTCTTGTGGTCAATGTCAAACTCAAAGAGCAGAAAATCCTCCAGCTCACGGAAGAACTCATTGATGGTCCAGTGCGGCAGAGCAGCAGCCCATTTCCCGGTAGACCACACAAACGGAGTGGTGTTCATCACCATCAGGTACTTGTAGATGCTGTTCTCCCAAATGGAGAAGTCGTAGGTGTAACCAAGCGCGTCACAGATCTTCTTCGTCAGCCACAGCAGGTTCGGCTGTAAGGAGAAGCCCTTTGAGTAGTTCATGTCCTCGTCATCGCTTGGCTCAGTCTTCCACTCATAGCGGTTGAGAGAAGCATTCCACCTGGCGCAGTTCTGCAGCACCCCCGACGAGTTGTTCACCCAGGGCAGCGCCGTGTAGTCCTGCCATCGTGACCACATCTGCTGAGGCGTCACACTCGCTGGTGCCATGCTCGGCCACTCCCCGAGGTCAAGCTCATTGATATACTTCTCGTCAAAGCGAGGAAAGAAGTTCTGGTACGAGCGCTTCTCCAGGAACTGCACCTTCACCGTCTCCTGCGTGATGCCGGTGATCACTACAGCCCCACGCTTGTAGAAGTTCGTGTCCTGCAGCACAGCGTCAAAGAATATCGTATCAGCATCGATGTCCTTCCGGGTCAGCATCCCAAAGATATCGATGTTCTGCTGACATCCCGCAAGAGGCAGCTCTATCTCCATGGAGTAGTCATCAGCATCCGTGAAGATACGGTTCTCCGAGACATACTCAATCGAGGCCCCCTTCTTCAGAGCAGCCTCCTTTCCGTTAATGATAAGTGATATAGCCATGATACTTCGTGGTTTATAGAGTATTGTTTATAGTGTATAGACCACTATCGCGCACAATAAAAGCGGTTGATCTACACAAAGGTAAACCAACCGCTTGATTCCTTAAAAGACGATAGCACTATTAGAACGATGGCGAAGATTCTCCTCTCTCGTATATCGTATAGTAATTGTTGTTTAAGCGCCAAAATGGAGATTCAAAGTCAAGATATTCTTCTGTGGCTTCATGGAATGGAAATTTGCTGCCATACCAAAGGAACTCACGACCGGAAAGTGTCGCATTAAGATCTATCCATGATAGACCCTTTTCCCAAACTAAACTCCATGTTCCATTTAACTCTCCGTCTTCTTCGGTAGCCCAATCAGTCCATACTTCTTCGCCCCCAACAGTTACTTTGGTTCTGCGCAGCCATTTGACATAACCAGTCAGTTTGCCGTCGGCAGAGAAATTCAGTTGTTCAAAAAGTTTGTTGGCATCATTTTGCCTCTCTTGATACCAAGAGCCTAAGACTTTCTCGTTGTATTGACTTCTCAGTTCATTTGTTCTGAATTCTTCCTCGCTAATCGGGTCATCACCACCACAACCAGCAAGGGTCACTGTGATTGCCATAAGCAGCAAAAATGCGATTTTTCTCATATCTTTATTGTTATAATTATTACAGTTTAGTAAACGAATAAAAAGCATTGATGTTATATCAAGTATAGATTTTTAACTATTATAACATTTGATAGGATTACTTGCGTTTATTCTTGGGGGACTTATTATTCATCAGCCTTTGGTAATCATCTTGCGCCTGCTTGATACCCATATCGCCAGTCACGGTGTTCACGGTAACAAACGGCTCATCCAATCGAGCGTTCAGCCTCTTAATTGCCTCTCGCAGTTCCGCATTCTCTTTTATTATCACCTGCGGTTGCATATTGGCGATAGCTGCTGGTGCCGTTATAGAGCGTGACACATCACTGCCACGGAGCGAGCCTATAGTATTAGTGCGCTGCGCATAGTCCAAAGCGTTGATCAGCGGACGCGCCACAGGCGAGGCGAGCAACTTCTGCGAAGCCACCCATTCCCCGGCATGGACCACGCCAGCCACCTCATCAACACGTCCAGGTCGTGTGAAACCACCCTCCGAATACCCCTCAGTCGCTGACTTCTGCGCCTGTTTCCTGATGGCAGCCACCTGGATCATTCCAGCCGCCAGTGCAGCCGCTGCCGCTATAGGAGCTATGATGTAGCCCACAAGAGGAATCGCCGCAGCCGATGAGTAGGCATTTATTGCCGAAGTGGCAGTCTGTGCCAGCGCCTGCATCACCTCCATGGCATACATCTTCCGGTTCGCCTCGTCTTTTATCTTCTTCACCTCCTGCTGCTTCTTCTTCTCAAGCAGCTTCGTCTGGTAGGCATTCCCCTGTGCAGCCTCAATCTCGCGGTCATACTTCTTCTCCACAGCCGCCACCTCCAGCTCCATCTCAGCCTCCATCAGCGAGCGCAGCTGCGAGAACATCGACGAGAACGCCGATGTCACAGCCTCTATAGACTTGATGACAGCCTTTCCCACATCAGACTCCAGCCACTCCATGGCATCCTCGTTGAACTTCTGCATGAAGTTCTTGGTGTCAGTCTCCGTGAGCTGGTTGTACTTCTTCTTTAGGGCCAGCTTCGCCTTCTCGTATGCCTCCTCGATGCGCAGCTTCTCCTTGGCGTTGTCACCCACCATGTCAAGCTCCTTCTTGTACTGCTCATCCAGCAGCGCCATCGCCTCGTCAAACTGCGCCTTGTCCTCCACGGCATTGTTGCCGAAGTACTCGTCCTTCATCTCCTTGAGCTTCAGCTGGTGCTCCCTAACCTTCTCCTCGTACTCCCTCTGCCGGCGCTCCATCCCCTCTATGAGCTTCTTGCGCAGGTTCTCCTCAGCCTCGGCTCTCTCGTCAGAGCCCTCATCCGCTATGTCGACAAGAGCCCGCAGGTGCGCATACTCCAGGTTCTCCATCTGCATGTCGTAGGCGTTCTTCGACAGCTTTCCGTCAATATAGTCCTGCATAGTCTCTGCCCGCAGCTCAGAGTATGCGTCCTTCTCCTCCTTCAGGCGGTGCTTGTACTTCAGCTCCTCCATCTTCAGGGCCTCCTCGGCATATTGAGCCATAATCTTCAGCCTCTCGTTCTCGCTCAGGTCAGTATGTGCCAGCTGCTTCTCGTAGAAGTCCTGAGCTATCTGATTCATCTTCTCGCTGTACTCCTCATAGTCAAGCACACCTGTGGCGTAGGAGATGCGCGTCAGTGCCTCCTCCCGCTCCCTCCAGGCCTTCTCTGCCGCAAACCTGTCCTCGGCCTTCGTGGTGCCACTGCCACTGGTAGTGCGAGTACTGGTGTGGCTACCGCTGCTCCCACTCTTGCTGCTGCCACTGCCACTTCCCGAGCCACCACCTCCAGGAGTATAAGACGGGTCAACAATGTCGGGTTCAGACACATCAGCAGAGCCAGCATTTATCAGGTTCTCCTTACCAGCGTATTTAATCAGTCTGTTTATCTGCATACGCACGGCAGCCTGCTGCCCCTTCAGCTCCTTCACCCGCTTAGAGTCAGGCACAGCGGTAACGGTGCCACCAGGCGTAGTGCTCGCGCCGTATGCATGAGCCACAGCCGAAATCATATCGAAGCTTCCGCTTCCTTTGTGCGTGTCGATGGCACCCTGCACCCTTGCCTTGTCATAGTCCTGTGCCGTGGCAATCTCACGGGACAGACGCTCATCCTCCTTGATCAGCCTCTCGTACTCGGCGCGGTTCGACTCCAGACGGATCTTGCGCTCCAGAGAAAGAAGGTAGTCATCAAGAGCCTTCTTGTTCTCATGGTACTTCTTCGTCTCCGAGTCCAGCTTGGCACAGTAGTTGGGGATTATCCGGTTAAGAGTGTCAATCGCCTTCTTGCGCTGCTCCATCGATGCCTTGTCGTCACGAGCCACAGCCACCAGGTCATTGATACGGCGCTTCTCCACGTCAAGACGTTCCTGGTACCTGTTCCTTGTCTCTTGAAGCTCCTGGTTCATCTGCTGCAGCTCCTTCTCCGACCTCGTCGCCTCCTTGGTGGCTGTCGCCATGTTGTATATCGCCACACCCACAGCAGTTATGGCCGCTATTATTATTCCCCATGGCGTGCTCTTTGTCAGCAGATGGAAGGCAGTATATGCAGCCTTTGCCCGCTCAATCTGCCCAGTCACCGCAAAGAACGCTATCTTCAGCGCAAGAGTCACAGTAGAGAGAAGCCGCATCGCCCCCTGCGTTAGCACCAGCCAGTAGTAATGAGCCTTGAAGGCGATGTTGGATGCGTTCACCGTAAGAGTGTATGACACCCATGCAGCAACAGCCGTTATGATTGCATTCTTGTGGTTAATCACAAAGTCAGCCACCATGTTCAGCAGACGCAGCATAGCGCTGCCGCTCGTCATTATATGGCGGTATACAGGCAGCAGTTTCTCACCGAGTTCCACTGCCAGCTCATGGATGCGCTTCTTCGCCTTCTCGATGCCAGCCTGCGCCGTGTTGTTGAAGATATCATACTCACGGGTGGCAGATGTAGCCTCGTCGAAAGCCTTGTTCGCCTCCTGCTGCTCCCATCGTACCATCTCCAGCTTGCCTGAGAGCACAGACAGCACCTGCGCCATACGGATGCCATCCATGCCCAGGTCCTTGAACAGTGGAGAGAGAGCCGCCAGCGCGTCCTTGTCGCCAATCTGGTGCAGACGCTCCAGGAACATCATCAGACCCTCGTTTGTCGATTCATTAAGAGTCGAGATGAACTGCTCCACATCCAGGCCCACAGACTCCGCAATCTCCTTAGGCGACTGGAACAGCTTCATGATGGTACGTGACAATGCCGAGGCCGCCATCTCCACCTTCTGACCGTTGGCATCCAGTGTAGCACCGAAGGCAAGAATCTGTGGTATAGTCATGTGCGCCTGTGCGCCCACACCAGCCAAACGTTGTGCAAACTCCACCAGGTACGGCTTAGACGCGGTACAGTTCTGCGAGAGCACATTCACAGTAGAGCCAACAGACAGCATCGCCTCCTTGGTTCCAAGCAGTTGTTCCACACCGAAGATGTTGGAAATCTTGGCGATAGTCTGAGTGGCACCCTCACCGAGATCCACCAGAGCCACCGACAGGATGTCCGCTGCCTCCACGTAGCCTTGGACATCCTCCATGGTAGTCTTGCCCAGTCGGCCTGCTTCCTGCGCAAACTCGTTCAGTTTGTCTCGCCCGGTACGGGTGTCCATATCAAGGAACGCCTCATTCAGCTTATCCACCTCCTCCTTCGTCATCTGGGTGTATTTCCGGGTGTTCGCCATCTGCTCCTCCATCTCGGCATAGGAGGTCACGGCACGACGGCCAGCCATCACCACGCCCGAGAGCACTGCCGCCACGGTGAACAGCGATGCCTGCCAGTCGTTCATCGTCCGTGTGAAACGTTTCCAGAACCCTTCCTGCGCCCGCATCTCCGCGTTCAGCGATGAGATCTCCGCTTTCACCTGGCGAATCTTGGCGACATGTGAGTCCCATGCCGCCGAGCCACGCTCCATGTATTGGAGCTGTCGGTTCAGCGTCTGAAGGGTTCGGTTCAGCTCGTTCGGGGTGGCGCGGTTTAGCCGTCGCATCACGCTCTCCACCTGCATAGTCGATGACTCAATCTCACGGATTTGTCTTCGGGTGTCAGAGAGCTCACGGCGCAGCCTGCGAAGGTCGGTGCGGTTGCCCGCTGCCGCCGCCCGTGCTATGGCACTCTCCAGCTGCAGCGCGTTCTGCCGAAGCTGCTGCAGCACCTGGATAGGTTGCTGACCGTTGATGGTCAGGTTCACTGTTGCTTGTTATGAGTAATCAGTTTCCCAGTTTGTCGAAGACAAAGATAAACAAACCGCGATAGCGGTTAAAAGACATTAAGCCGAGCCATGTCTTAATGTGTTCCCAGTCACGCAGTGACGTTAAATGCTACCTGAAGCATGTTTTTCTCGTTTACGGTCAAAGATTTCGACCGTAAATCATCCGTGAGCGTCGAACGGCGTTCACGGTTTGTTCCGACTTTCCGCCTTTGCGGAAGTCACAAGGCTGTTATACAGCCTTTTACGGGGGTACGGGGGTGTCCACCGTCCCTGTCTGGGAAGACCCCCCGATGCCCTGCGTAGCGACTCCGTGCGACTGCGATTTTCGTTATCGGAATATGCAAGCGAGGCAAGCCGAGCAAGGCGATTGTGCGGTCAAATCGCTGACGTGCGAAAGCGAACCTTTGACGCAGGAAAAGGTTTCGATTGAGCGTGTCAGCCCCGCTTTCAGCCGTAATCATGTCAAGCCTGCTTGACGTGATGAAGGCGACATTAACAAGTGAAGGCGATAGTATTATTGTTCCGATGAACTGGCGGCGATGCGCAGCTGTAAAAGCATCATGGCACATGAGGCGATTGCATGGTAAATCCGCTGACGTGCGAAAGCGAACCTTTGACGCAGGAGAAGGTTTCGATTGAGCGTGTCAGCACCGCTTTCAGCCGTAATCATGTCAAGCCAGCTTGAAGTGATGAAGGTAATAGTAACAAGTGTAGGCGATAGTATTCATGTTACAGACAGCCTGGCGACAATGCGCAGCTGCCCCAACGATGCTGGAGAGCGTGAGCCTGTGCCTCAAGAGAGCAAGTGGGCGACAGCCTGGAGGCTGGATGCAATGGCATACTGCACCGACACCCCTGAGCGCAAGCGAAAGCCTGTGGCAAGTCAGCTAGGACGTCAGCAAGCATAGGAGTGAGAGACGGCGGCAAGTGTGCGAGCGAGTGCCGTGGGGCGTTGCGGACTGACCACCGTCAAGCATCGGGCGTGAGCCGGATGCGAGTCCGCATCGTCCCACATCAGGCACGACCAGAGCACTTTTGACGACGGAGCGTAATGACGGGCGCGGCGTAGTCCTGCGACCTGCTGCAGGCGCGGGGTGTCGGTGCGTTCAGGAGTGAAGATGTGTGTACAGATGTTGAGCGCAGCCCAACATCACACATCGTAACGACGACCATGCCACTGCGTCGGCCTTCAGGCGAAGCGCGCGCAGCGACCGCCGCAGGCACGGCTCACGAGCGTAGGCATCGCGATTGAGAGTGCTCGCCACTCTCTCGAACAAATGCGTGCTACGCCAGTGGCACACCGCTTTGCTATGGCGACGGCAACAGAGTGGACTGCCTCCACAAATGAAGACTGCCGACCGCAGAGCGCCAGCGCTCGTGGGTCAAGCGGCGTATGGAGTGTGCGTAGAGTACCGCCACTTCGAGACAATGATACACTTGTGTTGTCAAGCTTGGAATGAGTGTATGGCGCAGGAACAGCGAAACGGCGAGTGGCGCACCCGTGCCGACACCCGACGGCGACGCAGGAATCTCGGGTGTCGGTGCGGAAAGGTAGCGCCATCTGCGTGAAGCTGGGCCGTCAAGCGCCATGCCCTCATTCGGAGCGTTTGTCCCGCAGTGGGAACAAGGTACGTCATCCATAGCGCAACCCGTAGCGAAATGAAGAGAAGTGCAGGGTTGCGCCATGGCATGCAGCACTCTCCAGGAGCCAGCCTGACCCACGACGGAGGCCGGCGGCGCAATGGCAGGTGTTGGCAGTCCTGCGTGCCTTCGTCATGGCACTTAGAGGGATTGCAAGGCTTGCCGCAGCAATATGAGGGGTGGGAATGTGGGCGATCGGCTCGCACCGCCAGGTTGCGTGCCGTGCTGATTGGCGGCTCGCACCCCCGAAGCGTAGCGGTGGGGACGGCGAGCTGCGATGTGATGCCGACTGCGGCACCGATACCCGGGCCGAGGGAACGGGTGTCGGTGTGGCATGAGGCTGCCTCCACCCGACGATGCGCCAGCATCGCCGGACAAACAACGACGTGAAGTTCACGGAACTGAACACCACTCTGCCGCTGATATGGCACGAGTGGACTGCCTGTGCAGCACTAAGAGCATGGCATCTGCAGAGTGAAACGCTCGCGTAGGCATAAGCGTAAGGGAGTGTGCCAGCAGCACCGCCCGCCAGCGGCAATGGAGTGATAACGACAAGCTTGGGAGGCGCAGTGCGGCATCGGGAGGACAAGCGTGCAAGCGTAGCGGACGAGTGGCGATACCCGATGTCGGCGCAGACGACTCGGGTGTCGCCACGGCAAGGGAGCGGAGCCTGCATAAGCGCAGGGCCTCAGCCATGGGTCCAGGCCGGCCGATGCCCCACGGGAGCCTCCGTAGTGTGTGCCGATGGCGGAATGAGCGGTGCGACCCAGCCCACGGCGCAACCCGTAACGCAGTGCAGGGTTGCGGCATGGAATGGGGCGGCACTCTCTCTGTGGGATGCACATCCCTTCGCTGATGCCAGCGACTGCCGATGCCGGCGAGTGCTGCCGTGGCAGTCCTGCGTGCCACGATTCCCCCTTCAGGGGCAGCGTGCGTTTAAAAGATGGCGGTCTCTATTGGTAATGTCCAGCTGTCCTTTCTTCTCACATCTGTCGGTTGCTATCAGTCCTCCCGATTTGACGGGAGGACTGATGAGAAATCACCATTGCATCACTGTGTCGTATATCATTTCTGACCTGGCAGGAAGCTTTGCGTCGAACTTGTCAGCCAGAGTCTGCACTATAAGTTCGAGTGCATCCTTGCAGTTTGTAGTGCAGATTGGAGTATCACCGAGCCATACATTGGCTGAGCCGTCATTGATGTTGACATGAATGTTCTCTTGTGCCCCTTGGCTTGGAGCTTGACTGATGTTGAAGAATTGCTGTGTCATGATAGATGAATTTTGTGAAGTGAAACATAATTTTTACGTGCAATAAGGTGCGCATCTGTAGAGACCACTGCGAGCACAAGGATTTTGCCGAAAAATACTACCCGCAGGTGTGGAGATTTTTCAGCAAAACCCGCCAGGGCCTGTCCTTGTGCGGTGGTCTGATGCGCTAACTTTGCTAAGTAAAAATATGTTTCACAAAATTCAATGACACGGCAATTCTGTCAGTCAAGCGGCGGTATGAGGCACCACATCAGCTTGTTATAGTCAACATCAATGGCGGCGGTCTGCGTCTGGACTCAACACTGCAAGATTAAACCACTTGCGCACCCATGAGTAATCAAGAGTAAACCATACCTTTGTAAACCGCTGATTATCAGATGCCATTTTTTTAACAAAGTAAACCATGAGTAAACCACCTGGTACCCGAGGTAAATAATAACACTACAAAAACCTATAAAAACCAATGTTTGGCTGAAAACATTTGCGAATGTCATAAAAACACACTATATTTGCATTAGAATTTTAACCATCGTAATTAATACATTCCTTTTTAGTTGTCTGCGCTTTTCGTCGAGAGACGTGGGCGCAGTCTTTCTTTTGCACCAGGCAAAAAAGAAAGACCGAACCTCACGGTCCAGCCTTTCCCAATAACCATAAAAATTCACTTTATGAGAAAAAAATACTAACTTCAGCTATTCGTATTCAATCCAGAAGATTATTATAAACACCACCACGAGTCCAGCGATGATTGCAAATGTGAGCCATTCCAGGTCGGGAGGTTTGGCGATTGCTGTGGTGTCGTTGTCTGTCTTCATGTCGGAGGCTGATGTGCGGTGGTGCATCACACTGTCGGCTTGCTGAGCGCAGCTCGCAGAGCCTCGCTCAAGTCTGCCGACCTTCCCCAGTGATGCATGTCTTGCCCTCAGCAAAACCGAGCCCTGGCGAGGTTGCGCTGGGAAAAGGGCAGCCCCCTTCGCCGCAGATCCGGCCGCCGGCCTATACAACGAGTTTTGCGCCGTGTCGTAGGCCATGTTGCCGATTTCAGCAAAATGGTCTGCAGGCACGCGCCATTCCAGTTCCAGGCTGTCGAAGTGCAGTGAGATGCTGTCCATCCACCTCAGCCGCTCTACGGCCGTGGTGGATAAGCTGCTCACCGAGCACGTGTCAGCGATAGCGACCTCTGATTTCACCACCTTCTTCTGCGAGCGGCAGCCTGATGCCAATATCAGCATAGCTGCCATTAGCATGATTAGTGATGAGAGATGAGTGATTAGTGAGTTTTTCATAGTCCACAGTAAGCTTTGATGCACTCATAGTGCAGTTCCACGATTTTCGCTTTGCCTTCAGGCGACATCAAGAAGTCCACATCCTCATGGTTGTCCTGGAACAGGTTCTCGGTGAGAACCGCAGGACAATGCGTGTTCTTGATGACGTAGAAATTCGCCTGGTGGTATCGGGCTGATGGCACCGACCGGTTGCCACGCAGCCCCAAGTCCATCGCCTTGTCCCAAAGCATTTTGGCAAGGCGCTTGCTGTTGTCCGAGCATTGACGTGCGACATAGACCGCGAAGCCACGTGCGGTGCGCCACACACCACCCGAGCCAGCAGCGTTCACATGGATGCTCACATACACGCAGTTTGCCGTGCCGTGCTTCCTGCACAGATTGTTCACAATCCTGCATCGCTGTGCGAGTTCTGCCACAGGCGGACGAGGCACCACGTCCTGCGGCATGTCGATATACACTGTCAGCCCCAAAGCCTCAAGCTTTGGTTTGAGGTCATTGATAACCTCACGACTGAATTTATACTCACGGAATTTCTTGTCGGGAGAACACTTCCCTGGAGTGTTGCTCCCATGGGCTGTGCCCAGGATTACTACTTTTTTAGACATTAAAGATTAAATTTAAAGTATTGGTTTCAACAAGTTGATTATCAAGAATTATCTAATAAGATGATGGTTCCTGGTGTTAAATTCTCACGGTGCTAAAAGTGACCTTTAGAGATCAATCATGGATTTGATTGAGCACTCCCAGGTCGGTCTTTGTGCCGTCCTTTGCGGTGCTGAAAAGGTGCATCTCCGTGCCTGTGAACTCACTTATCTGAATTATGAAGTTCGCCTTCAGCATATAGTAATAGATCATGTATGGAGTCACGTCGTCGATGATTGACATCACTGTCCTCTCGAAGAAGTCAATCACCTCGGCGCTGCCGGTGTTGAACGTCTCACGGGAGATTTCATCCATCACACTTGCGTTAATCTCGAAAGTGACCTTTGCTGAGGTCAGGTTGTAGCGGTATGGAGTAGGCCCCTGCACACCATTTTCAAAATAGAGTTTGGTTATGGACGTCGAGTTGTATCGCATAGAGAGGATTTTGAAGTTCGTGAGTTTCATCGAGCCGTATTTCAGCATGAAATCTGCTATCTGCGGACTTGCTGAAGGATTTGTCAATGAAATCTGTACCGTTCTGGTGACCTGCTCCACGCTGAGCGTGGGAGCGTCGCCAGCGTCACCTGAGGCTATGCTGTGGTATTTGCCGTCATTGCCTTTATATCGGATGGTGCGCTCACTGCCATCGGTCACCTCCTGCGGCACGATGTTAAGGAAGTTCTTCTTCATTTTGTTGTGGTGTTTGTTCGTTAATACTTTGGTTAGCTTTCTCCAGCTCATTCTTTTTCTCCATCATCTGCATGGCTTGCAGGACGATTGCGGCTATGTCGTCCTTGTTCTTGAGTATCACGTTGAACGTGTTCGCCTTGTCCCGGAGTTCCTGCTTGTCATGCGTGCTCTCCAGCACCGACTTCCATTCGCAGAAGATGTTGAATCCCGCCATGAGCATCGTGAAGAACGGTGCCGGCAGAATGACCGAGGTCATCAGGTCTACGCACGTCAGGCACAGCATCGGCAGGAAGTATTTCGCTGCCTTCTCCGTGGTCATTTTATAACCACGGGATGTCGATGCTATGCCAGCCTGCTTTGCCTTTCTCAGACCCGCCACGAAGTCAACCGCCATGGCGATTATCACGGCGATGTAGGCCAGCGCCAGCCATACTGCGTGCACGTGCAGCGACGCGCCTTTCAGGGTGTCAATCAGAAAATTCATAGGATGTTGATTTTTTGTTGATTATTTAATGAGGATTATTTGGATTTAAGGTGAAAAATGCCTAATTTTGCCGAAGATATGCAGGAGCCGTGGCTCTTGGTGTAGATATGAGTGCCGCCCGTGCGCACTCTCATGTTTGAAGGTGTGCCCAGGCTCACCTTTTTTCGTATCTATCGCTCAAATATCCACACGCTGCTGTCCGCGTCAAGCAGCAGGTTGCAGACGTGGAACGGCACGATCGGTGTCACCAGGCGGCTCATGTCCAGCGCGCCTCGCGGTCCCACCTTGTAGTCGGCGAAAGCGATGCCGTATAGCAGCCGCACCTTGCGGCGCACCTCCAGTCCGTTCACCTCCCGGGTGAGTTTCACCTGGGTCTTTCCGTAGCTCACGTATGGTGTCCCCTTGGAGTCAGTCTCCTCTTTGATGAAGAACTTTGCATTCGTCTGGAACTCGTCGAGAAGTTCGGTGTCTATCATCGGATGCTTGAACACGTTCTTCCTTATCGACACCGTGCCGTCATTGGAGACTCTGATGGCATCCACCTTTCCCACCATGTTCCATCCCTTGCGGACTGGGCCGTGCTTCCGGATAATCTCATCGTGCTCGTTGCGGTTGGTGATGCGGTTTCTCTTGCGTGAGAAGCGGAACAGGTAAGGGAAGTACCCTTTGTCAATCAGCGGCAGAGCGCCCAGCACCTGCAGTGGACCCTCACCGCTGCCTATGCGCAGCGCTATGGGCAGGAGTTGCCCTGTGCCGCCACCATTGACAGAGCCAAAAGCTTTCCTGAGGTTGAAGATGTCGCGCTCAGCGTCATCAAGGCGTTGCACCTGTCTGGCCGTCATCACTCCAGCGTGCTCTATGGTGGCACCGGGAATCATGATATCGTCATCCGCAGGGAATCGCTCACCGGCATATAGGTCGCAGTATTCCACCCCGTAGTACAGACAGTCCTTCCTGTAGGGGCGGTCCTCAATGGATGTCACCACCAGGTCGATGCTGTGCAGTACACGAATCAGCTCATCCTGGATCAGAAGGCCGTTCACAGCCTTCTGCAGGTCTTTAGCTTGTTGAGCCGTCATCACTCCCGCCTTCTCGCTGGTGGCCGCTGCAATCTCCCTGTTGTTTATCTTGTTGTAGATGGCGCCAGTCTTCAGGTTCTCCTTGCGTATGGTCAGATAGACCTTCGAGGCGTGGTCGCTCCCCTGCGAGATTGCGGTGATAACGTCACTACGTCCCTGGATGATGTCAAGCCGGTTATCCTGCTCCGTGTTCTTGTTTGCGAGATTCACGGCTGCGAGTTTCAGTGCGTCCACTGCAAGGTTGAGCGCAGCCAGCGTCTGCGCCTGTGCAGCCGTCATCACCCCTGCCCGTTGTTCGGTGGCAGGCTCAATCTGGAAGTTCGCCCCTGTGCGCCCGCCGTTGGCGAGGTCGCGCAGTGTCATGGCGATGTTCACGTGCTCCACGTTATTCGCTCCCTGCTCCACACTCTCCACCAGGTGGAGTTGCGAGAGAATCGCCTTCCAGTTCTCGAATATCTGCTGCTCGATGCTGCTTGAGGCACTGGCGAGCAAGTCAGTGATGTTCTGAAGGAGAGAGCCGACGGTCTCCGGCGAGATCGACTCCTTCTCCGTCTCCACACGGAATGCGGAGATAAGTTGGGTTAGTTGTGTTGTGTCAATCATACTTGTTTGGATTTAGATTTGAGGCAAAAGTATTATGAAATAGTAGTGTGTCAAAAGACACGATTTGTCGAACATTATCACAAGTGATTTTGGGCGAAATTCTTCTTGTTCAGGGCATTTGAAATAATCCCAAGGAATTGTAACCCCAGGTTCTCCTCATAGAACTCCTTGATATTCATGACTGAGGCGTAATATTTGGTGCTGAACCACTTACGCCGTTGGCGTTTTTTTGCTCGCCCGATGTCGCCTGGGTTGCCCCGAGGCGTCTCACGCCCGGTGCCGTAGTCCTGCCACAGACCGTATTCGAGGAATGACTGCGTAAGCGTCACCTCCAGGAACCGTCCATCGTTGCGCATCGCCAGCACGATGGGCACGCTGTGCAGCAACCTGCCTGTGTCTATGACATCCAGCAGGGTGATTTTCTCCTTCCAAATCTTGATCATCGTCTGGTTGAAGGCGGTGACATACTTCTGCCTCGCCTGTATAGCTTCTTGCTCTGTGGGATTGTTCAAGTTCTCAGCCATCAGTTTTCAGTTTTTTAGTCGTCATCAGTCCCACTCTGCAGGATTGATGCGAAGGTCGGTATATACATCAACAGCAATTTGGAAATAGGCGCAGGCGCAACCCGAGAAGAAATACCGGTCAATCTCGTTGAACGATATGCGAGGGTCTATGTAGATGCAGTGCTGCTCCAGTTTCGTCTTCTCCAGTATGAGCTTGCTCATAAACTGCCGGAACACCTCCCGCATGGTGTCCATGCAGGAGTTGCGCGCCTTCATGTCGTCAATGCGGTGTCGCATCGCCAGGAACACCGTCTTCACTCGCCGCGTGCGGGGAGTGTTGTGAAGCTCGGTGTAGCCGTTGGCGATGTCCGAGACGCACACCAAAGCCTTTGACCGCTGCATGTGGTCAAGGGCTTCCTCGAACCCGTCCAGACCGCTGACCGAGCAAAAGGTGAAACCTTGCTCTTTTGCCAAGCGGTTAGTGGCCGTCAACTGCTTGAAATAATCTGTCGCGTCCCAGCGACCAATAGGATAGTCATTCATAATAGTTTTCAGTTATGAGTTGTCAGTTGCCAGTTTTTTTAGCGTGGCACTCGCTTGTTTAGTTCTTCATACTCCTTAGCTAGGGCGTCAAGCTCTGTGAGTGCTCGCCATGTGTCGAGTGCCAGCACCTGTTTCTCCTTCGTCACGTCGCCCTTGGTCAATGCCCTTATCTGCGCATTGACTGCGGCAGTCAGAATCTCATATTGAGATTTGTCGCTGTCAAGCAGGTTGGCATTGTCCTGGGGGACGGGTTGCAGGAAGTTATGGAACTGACGAGATAGCATCGCCTTCAGCGAAGCGAACCAATAGAAGATACCGATTCTGTCTGCTTGAGACAGACGGATTATCAGCGAGAAGCATTTGCTTCTGTACAGATGTGTGGCCATCTCCTCCAGCAGCTGCTCATTTTGTGTTGATATATACCCTTGATAGAGGTTGTCACAGATTATGAACGTCTCAAACGGCACCCCCTGGAAGTCCGCAGCCACGGCTTGGCGGCAGCCGATCCGTGCGATGCGGACGGGGGTAGCCGGCAGCGTCTTTATCCAGTCCAGCGCAGTGACGGCTGCTGTCACCTGCGCAGCGGTGACCACGAAGCGTTGATTGCGCTTCTTGCACATATATCCCTTGTCGCCATAGCGATGAAGGACAGTTATCTTGTTCCATCTGAACAGGCAGAACGCCTTGACCTCATCGATGGAATACCCTTGCGCTATGAGAGAGAACAGGTAGCGCAGTTGCTTTTGAGTCAACTCTTCCCACCGTGTGGGAAGTTTGAGGTCGATAGTCTTAGAACCAGTATCCATTTGCTTTCTTTTTATTCTCAAAAATCGGTGGAGTGAAGAGTTTCGCCGTGTCGCTGTTGGTGAACTCAGGGAAAATCTCCTCGTTCTTTCGCATAAGGTCCGCGATGTCACGCAGTGCCTGGATGTTGAGAGCGTTGCCCTGCAACGCGCTCAACTCGATGGAGCGCAGTTGCTCTATGACCTGCATGTGCAGCCGGTCATGCAGTGAGAATGACCAATCGATGCCAATGACCTCATTGCGCAGCACATCCATCTGTGCGATGGAGATGAACTCCTCGGCTATGCGCTGTTCGATATCCACTACCCTCAAGCGCAGCGAGAGGTAGTTAGCCCATCGCCGTTCCGTTACGCCACACAGTTCTGCCAGGTCGATGTTGGGAAACAGCGTAGCTGTGAACCATCGGCGCTTGGATGTGTCGCACCACTGCTCGTTTTGGAACAGATACTGTAGCATCTGCGAGATGGCGATGTCACGCGACTCCTCCAGCGACTTGACAAGCCTTGTCACACGGTCACGGCTTGCCGGTGCCACGTTGGAATTGCTCACTATGCCGAACCCGTTCGGCGTGAGCACCAGGTCCAGCGATGGCACGGCACGCATCAGCGCCTCGTGCGCCACCACGCTGCAAGCCGTCATCTTCAGTGGCTCATTCTCCTCCATGGCGATGAGAGCGCCAGCGAACTCATCGCCTATGAACTGCAAGGAAAGCCAGCGTTCCGCTGCCTCAAGCCACGGCAGCACCTTCTCGTAGAACGGTGCCTCACCTTCCACGGTGGCAAAAGCGTTGGGCAGGTATCTGCGCAACTGCTCATCAGATGTGATTATTTGTGTAGCCATATAGTTTGTTTTTCTCAGACAATTAATAACAATAATCTTTGTTCTTGTTTTATTACGGACAATTGCTCTACTCACCTGCGATTATGTTTCTTAGACATAAGAGCATAAGTTCGATGTATGATTTCCAAGGTTATTTGTGTCGCCAAACCTCGTCGGCAGACGGCTTGCCGTCTTTGTCGTTGTCATTCTCCATTGTCACCTCTTGTGCGTCCACATGGTCGCTAAGGAGCGTCAGCTGCACGAAAGGACATTCAGGGAACGCTCCCTTCCAGCCGTTGAATCGCATCACCAGGCGATGCACTGCAAATAGCAGGTCGTGGTAGGGCTTCTGCAGGGAGTGGGCGATGGTGTAAAGCTCGCGCTTGTCCGAGCCGCTGTTGTTCGTCTGCGACTTCCCCGGCACCGAACCCACGAGGTTCGAGTGCACACGCATCGTGAAGCAGAACATGTTCACCGCCTCCTGGATGTCGGTGGACCAGTCGCCGCCCTCCTTGTCGTTGTCAATTTTGTTGATCACCACCTCGTGCTGCACCTCTCCAGTGGGAGCCACATAGAATGTGGAGAACCACACCTTGCCGGCGTTCTCAACGCCAGTGAGGAAGTCCAGAATCTGCTGCTTCTCCTTGACGATGCGTTTCTGTTGCTCCCGTCGGTCGGTGATGCCCTCGCTCTTGAAGATAGACTCCCAGTACTTGTTACTGATTTCAATCTGATATTTGATTGGGGCGATGTTCTTCAGTTTCGCCTCCTTCGCCATCCCGATGAGTTGCTTGATGTTGTACCACTTACCTTTGAAAAGTGCGGCGTAGTACGGTATCGGGTAATACGTGCTGTCTGGTGTCGGCACACGAGTCAGCACGGCAAACTTGCGTGACTTCGTGCGCACCTTCTTCTTGCCGTCGTCGCCTGCTATACGTCCCAGGCGCACCGCTAGGTCGCGCCATGGCGAGTTCACATCAAGCAAGTCAATCACCTCTATCTCATCGCGCTTTGCCACAGTTTGCCGCCAGTTGGCGTACAGCACGTGTCGTATGGTGCCGTCCTTCTCGGCAGGAGTGAGGCGGCAGTAGCACGCCTCCTTGCGCATGAGTCGCACCACCTTACTGCCATCGGCATTGAGGATGATTACCGTCACGCAAAAGGCGAAATGCTTGAAGTCGTGACAGACACCGAGCCAGTACTGCGCCATGGCATTGTCAAGCATGAAGTCCTCCACCTGCTGGCGCACTGCCTTTGTGCAGTCGTCCACGTTATATCGTAGGCCACTGCCGTAGCACACCTCAGCGTTGAACTGCTGGCAGGTGGCAAGCGTCTCGTCCCCCTCGATAAGATTAAGCAAGTTAAAAGGCATCTCGTTATCGCCACCCCATGGCATGTAAGAAAGACGCTCATCAATTGCCACAGGAGCGATATCCGTATCCTCTTTGAACACCTTTCCGCTGTCAACCTGGAATGCCGCAGAGGCTTTGAGGTTGGGTATTGTCTCTACACTATTAAAATTTAACTCCATAATTCTGCGATTTTGTTTCCGCAAAATTATGGAGTCTGTATTATAGTCTAAAAGACACTAGTGAAAATTCCTATTTGGTGTGTTTTATTGTTTAAAAAATGATATTATCGAACTAAAATCTTCTTGAGTAGCATCTTCTATAGCAATAATATATTTTTTTAATATTTTGCCTGTCATCAAACTTGTTTCAATTACAAAGTCCCAATCTTCATTATTTTTTACTTCCAATGAAGAACTACCAGAATTTCCCTTTATTAAAAGATAATCTTTTTTTACAACTAATTTTGAATCTTTATTAAACTCGCCATGATAATATAATTCTGATGTTCCCCTATCTTTTATTTTCACAATAATATTGTCAGTTCCTGTATTTGATTGCTTTTTTTTCTCAAGTTCAATAAAAACTGGAACAAAGCCTCCTTCATATATTTCATTATCCTCAGCAACTATGATTCCGTTATAAATCATCTTATTTTTTGAGTTTGATTGATATGGTTCAATCTTTGTTGACTCTGTTATTTGTTCATCTTCGATTTCCCAAAAATCTTTTATTCCACTTTTTATAATGGCATCTTTCAAAAATGGCATAAATTCTTCTGCAGCTGCACTATTTTTAGAAAAAACAAAGGTTTGGTTTTTTTCATTTACACTTGTTATAACAATATAGTGTCCTGCTTTTGCGCGTAATATCGCTATCTCATTAT